TATTGAGCACGCCTGCGGGGAGCGTGAGATGTCGGCGACGCAAGTCAGCGCCGGTCTTGGACTACTTCGCAAGGTGATGCCTGATCTGGCCTCGACTACCATCCAAGGGGATGAGGGTGGCGGGCCAATCCAGATCACATGGCTCAAATCGTAATTCCGTATACGCCACGCGAACAGTTCATACCCTACCACGAGCGCACCGAGCGCTTTGCCAAGATCGTAGCGCATCGGCGGTTCGGTAAGACGGTTGGCTGCATTAACGAGTTAATCCGGGCTGCTCTAACAAATACCAGGCAATTCCCGGCGCCGAGGTATAGTTACATTGCGCCGACATATACGCAGGCCAAGGACGTAGCCTGGAGTTACCTGAAGCACTTCAGCGCACCGATACCGGGGATTGAAACGAGTGAGTCAGAGCTTAGAATTACTTATCCGAACGGTGCGAGCATCCGGCTTTACGGTGCCGACAACTACGATCGAATGCGCGGGCTCTACAATGACGGCGTTACCATTGACGAACCTGCTCAGATGGACCCGCGTGCTTGGCCCGAAGTTATCCGTCCCACCCTATCGGATTATGCGGGATGGGCGACGTTTATTGGCACTCCTGCAGGACGAGACTGGTTCTACAAAGTAGACCGCAACGAGGCCAACGAAGAGGTTGAGGGCTGGTTTCGGGCCACGCTTAAGGCCAGCGAAACGGGGATAATTAACGCGGCTGAGCTGCAAAGCTTGCGTTCCGGTCTAACCGAAGAACAATACGCACAAGAGTTCGAGTGCAGCTTTGAAGCGGCTGTCATTGGCGCTTATTACGGGCGGCTGATGAACGCGGCTGAGAACGATAAGCCATCGCGCATTACAGGGGTGCCGTATGAGCCAACAGCGCAAGTTTATACAGCTTGGGACCTTGGAATACGGGATGCTACTGCAATTTGGTTCGCTCAAGTCGTTGGGCGGGAAATACACCTTATCGACTACTACGAAGCCTCAGGCGCCGATCTCGGACATTATGTCAGGGAATTGCAAGGTCGAGGTTATCTTTACGCCGGACACATAGTCCCGCACGACGCGCAAGCTAAAGAGCTGGGAACGGGCAAAAGCCGCCTGGAAGTTCTGGAAAGCCTTGGGCTGAAGAACCTGACCATAGCGCCCATGCACAGGGTTGAGGACGGGATTAACGCAGTCCGCACGATCATTCCTCGGTGCTGGTTCGATGCCAAGAAATGCGCAAGGGGCGTGGACGCGCTTAAGCTCTACCGTTCCGAATACGACGACAAGCTGCAAGCCCTCAAGCCTCGTCCGGTCCATGACTGGACATCACACGCAGCCGATGCCTTCCGGTATCTCGCAATGACGCTGGATTCAAGGATCGTGAATACGGGCTTCAACCGCAACATCAACTATCCGCGGATGGGCGTTGCATGATCTTCCGAGGCCCGTGCTATTGGAAGCTTAGCCTTCCGTTTCGGCTGCTCGTAATTTGGTGGTGGTACGAAGGCTACCCGCATTCCGACAAGCCGTATCGGCTGTGGGTTTATCACCGCTACTGGTTTCGGTTCAGGGGACTATGCAACAGCTAGGCTCAACCATGAACCCGCGCGACGAGCGGGGCTGGATGATCCCGAGGCCCAACACCAAGCGCAGGAAGATCTATGTTGCCTTGGTGGCTGGGAAGAGAGCCGGCGAGATCATGCGAGAGCTTGGCATGAGCCGGAAGGCGTACAGCTCGCACCAGAATATCATCTCTCGTTGGGAGATCACCAACCGGCTGTCTTACGAGGGCAAGCACAGGTGAACAGGAAAAAGGGTTGGACGGTTCGATATGACAAGATGAGCCGTGATGAGGTCAGGGCAGAGTTTCGGCGGCTTGAACGCGCCAACTATGTGCACGATAGGCAGGACAAGATCCGATATCTTAGCGGTGTCCACCCGGTTTATGTGACCACGAGCCAAGCGCAGCTTCTTTCGTCGTCGGGGATGACAATAGGGCGATGATCATCATCGGCGCTGGCGGCCATGCAGGCCCTGTCATCGACGCGCTGAGATCAATGGGTGAAGTGCTGATCGGGATAACCGACCCAATGGCAGGGGGCAAGGGAAGCATTCCGGTCATCGGGACTGACGATGTAATCAGGCCGAACGATATCCTGGCTAACGGAATCGGCAACAAGGCCACGAAGCATTCCAGCGGGTTAGAGCGTCGGAAGCTGGTCTATGAGAAGTTCAGGAAGATGGGCTGCAAGTTCCCGACCATCATCCACAAGACCGCATATGTGTCCAGCGATGTGGCGATCTATGACGGCGCCCAAATCCTGGCAGGTGCGGTCATTCAGTACGGCGCAAGGATCGGGAAGAACTCGATCATCAATACACTGGCGACCATTGAGCACGACTGCTCGGTCGGCGATCACTGCCATGTGGCGCCGGGGGCTGTCCTGTGCGGCGGCGTGATGCTCGGGAACGAGGTTCATATCGGGGCTGGGGCAATCGTACTGCCCAACAAGGTCATTGCGAGCGGTGCAATCATTGCGGCGGGGGCGGTTGTGACGAGAGACGTTCAGGAGGGCGAGTGTTGGAAAAGGTAAGCACGGCAATAGCCGCCATGATCGAGGGCAAGCCTGCTGTTTCGTGCAGCCATTGGGGCATGTTCCATTATCCCCGTGATGAGCGGGAGAGGCAATTGCGCTCGGCGATCAATCGCATTGGCCAGATCGCGCTGGCGAATGCCTAAAATCGACTCGTCCACACTCAAGGCCATCCTGGCTTCCGAGCGATCCAATGCTTTGGCGGCGATCGAGGCCGAAAAGCTCTCTTCTGCCCGTTCTGATGCGATGGACTATTACAACGGCGATATGTCCAAGGACATGCCGGCCGCGGATGGGCGATCGAGGGCGGTTTCAACGGATGTTGCGGATACCATTGAAGGCTTGATGCCGCAGTTGATGGATATCTTTGCGGGATCTGACGAGGTTGTCCGGTTTGAGCCGGTTGGGCCCGAGGATGAACAGGCCGCGCAACAGGAAACCGACTACGTGAACCATGTGTTCATGCAGCAGAACCCCGGTTTCATGACGTTATACGCCTTCATCAAGGATGCACTGTTGTCCAAGGTCGGGATTGTGAAGGTGTGGTGGGAAGAGGGCGAGGAAGAGCAGAAAGAGACGTATTTCGGGCTGGACGATAACCAGTTTGCGCAGGTGGCGCAGGCTGTGGCGGCGAGTGACGGGGCGATGGAGATCGTGGAGCATACGCAGAAGCCGATGGGGCAGGCGGTATGATGCGGATGGTTAGCGTTCGTCGCACTGGTTGCCTGCCATATGAGGCGGTACAAGAGGAGATAAACTATCAACTTAACTTGGCGATGAAGGAGATGTTCGATCGTGGCGCGCGTCGGTTTCGAACAACGCGAGTCGTGAATACGGGGGATCACGATCGCCTTCTCATTCAGGGGCGGCGGCCGAATTAATGCTGCCCGCCGCTCAATCTGCCCCAATGCTTCACGACGTCACGATCCTCACCACGAAAAAGCTCGCCCAGGCCAAGTGCATGGGTGTTCCGCCCGAGGAATTCGGCATCGAGCGCGGCGCCAGAACCATCAAGGACTGCAACTATTGCTTCCATGAGACCATCAAGACGGTAGGGGAGCTGGAAGCACAGGGCTATGACCGCAAGCAACTCGATAGTCTGGTCAAGGACAGCGATTCAGGAACCGAGACGCTATCCCGCGACACTGTAGACGAGGACATGATCTCTCGGGACACGCTGAATACCACGGCGCGTCCGATCCGGGTGACTGAGCACTACATCCGGATGGATTACGAGGGCACAGGCAAGACCTGCATCTACAAGATTACGACCGGCGGCGAGGGTGGCGACATCCTCCGCAAGGAAGGCGAAGAGGACATCGAGCGGGTTGACGTTTATCCGTTTGCGGCGGCCTCGCCTGTTCCGGTAACGCATCGGTTCTTTGGCCGGTCGATTGCCGATCTTGTGATGGACATTCAGCGCATCAAGAC